TAAAGAAGAAGTATTCCATGCCTATGAAATCAAAAATAGGCTGGTCTCCCATTACTTGCGTTTTACACAAGGGGGAGTTACTTCCGCCCTTGTTCCCACTTAGCTCTGCTCCTGCAAAACTGGCAGCATCTATTGGTGATTTGGAAACCCCTTTACAGAGAAGTAATCTCAAAATAGGAAGGGTTACTAAACCTCCGTTGCACGCTGATATTCAGGCCATATTTGATGATCCAGAGATGGTGAATGAAATGACGTTCGGGTTTGACCACATTTTAAAAGGTCAACAGCGTAAAACAATCAAAAATCTCACTTGGAACCAAAATTTGTTTGGCGAGCCTGGTGTGATTGATGCATTAGAGCAAACATCGTCCGTTGGACACCCCTATCGATATTATAAGCTCAAAAGATCAGATCTCTTTTCTGTTGAAAAGCAAACTTTTGAGCCTCGTCTTCTCAAGGATTATCTCGATTATAGAGAGAGAATGAGTATAGGACGAGGGGAAAAAGCAGTAGTAATTGATTGTCTTAAGGACGAAAAATTGCCACTAAAAGATAAGAAATTCGAAACACCTCGTTTGTTTTGTGTAGGAGGACTCCTGCATAATTTGCTCATGCGAGAAGAACTGGGTTTGTTGATGGAGGAGCTCAAAAAGCATTTTTCAATGTCCGGTTGCGCTGTAGGTATTAACCCTCACTCCAAGCAATGGAAAGCTTTAGCGGCATACCTCGGTATTGGCGTCGAATCCATCAGTTTGGGAGGGGGCGATTTTAAAGGATGGGACTGGTCCATAAGTCACAAATTTACAAAACCCTTTTTCCATTGGACAAACCGATGGAAAAAGTATAAAAAAGGAACTAAGGATTATAAGCGACTTAAAAATTTGATCTATAGTATCACAAGTTGTGTTCACGTAAGTAACACTCGAGTTTATTCTGTATTTGGTTGTAATTCTTCGGGTAATTATTTAACCTGCCTTTTTAACAGTTTTGTTAATTGGTGTCTCCACTATCTTGCATACTATGCTTATGCGCCTAGTGACGCAAAGCAATTTGCGGATGCAGTTCATCTTGCCGTTTTTGGAGATGATTCCCTGTTCGGGATTCAAGATCCAGAAATAGCAAGTTTTTATCATATGAAGAACTTACAGGTTTTCTTTAAACAATTCTTCGGTATGGATTATACTGACCCAAAGAAAAATCAAGCAATTGATTTTTTCTTGGATCACGATGATGTTGATTTTCTGAGTAGACAGTTCCGATTTGACAAAATTTATGTGTTTG